GTGACTATGGCAAACAAGACAACCCGCGAGTGGGCAGATGCCCTAACCAATGAGACGCGAGTGTCACGGCTCACGTCAATGATCTACGAGATCAGGGGTGAAGCCAGGGCCCCGTCAATGATCATGGGGCAGCCGATTGAGGTATATCTGGAGGTTGCCTACGAGCGCACCCGCCAAGACTATCTGTGGGGCGTCCAGAACCATCGACCCGAGTGGTACATGACAATACTCGCGGAAGAGGTCGGCGAGGCAAACAAGGCCATCCTGGAAGGCGACATGGCACAGTACCGGGTGGAGATGACGCATGTTGCTGCTGTCGCCATCGCTATGATCGAGTGCCTGGACCGGGGAGAGTACAAGGACACGCCACAGGTGCTGCGGGTAAAGATGCCTGAGCCGATGCCGGCCAGCATGCGCGAGAACCATGTCGTGATGACAGCCAAGGAACTCTACAAGGTGATCTCTCATGCCCGGGAGGAGGGCAGGATGCAAGAGCAGGCCATGCGGCCGAGCCCGATCCTCGAGGAGATGCCTATGAAAGAGGCGAAACCAGGGCCGTACCGGTATGAGCCGGCATCCATGAAGGTCCGTTGTGGTTGTGGCTACGACCCTGAGGATGAGACGTTCGAGCAGCCTGCGCCGGCAGGTCCGCCCAAGCGTAAGCCCTACCCAGTCGACAACCAGGACCCGGAATGCCCGCCGGATGAGACAGCGGAGTACGATGCTGGCAGAAAGGCGGTGGAGTGATGGCCAGGGGCTTTGTTGTGTTGGGGAACTCATTGCGGTGTAATGAATCACCCTGTAGAGTGATGCATTGACATTCTATGTCAGCAAGGGGTCAAAAAATGCACACCCAATTATCGAAGGGGGCAGCATGACACCTGGCTCGGGAGAGTTTTGTTCGGGCCGCGAATGCCCATATCTAGCGGAGCGAATGCAAGAGGAGTGCCAACAGGCGGTCTCTGAGGTGGTCAGCATCTTTCGCGGCATGGCGGATGATGATCCGCGGCTCCTGATGGCCGTCTTGTTACTCGCTGGGGGAACGAGCTACAGCAAAGTGGGGAGGCGTCTGGGCGTGACCAAGTGGGCGGTCATGAAGTGGCTCAAGGGGTACAAGTCCACGCATCCAGAGATGGTCGAGTCACTACTATCAGCAGTCACCGTGCGGGCTATGAATGATGGACTCATTGGTAAAAACTGGCGGAACTAGGCGGCTCAAGAATGCCAGGCATGAGGCATTCTGTCAGCATTATGCCGGCAAGTGCTGGGGTAATGCGACCCAGGCCTACCTGCAGGCTGGATATGCCCCAAAGACCAGGGGAACGGCCGCGGCCCTCGCTTGTCGTCTGCTAAAGGATGGCAATGGCGTGCGTGCGCGCGTTGACCAGCTGCGAGAGGAAGCGATCTTTGAGCTTGGGGCTGACCGGACCCGCATCCTGCAGGAACGGATGTACATCCTTGATGAGACTGACGCAGAGGGGAACAAAGTCGATCCGGCCGTGCGTCTGAATGCGCTTCGTGACATTGAGAAGTCCATGGGCCTGACTGCCCCGGACAAGGTCGTTCACCAGGTCGAGGGGGAGCTCAAGCACACGGTGAAGCTGGACGATGAGCTCCTGGATGAGATGGCCCAACAGGTGCAAGTTCTGATCACGACCTGGGAGGGCCTTGGGGAGGTCGAGGAGCCTGAGGCGTGACACCGTTCGCGGCTATGAGTCTCCCTCAAGCCCTGGTCTATTACGAGGCCGTGGCCAGGGACCGCAACCACGAGCACATGCGGGTGCTCTGCCGGCACGATCTGTTCTATCTGCTCACTGTCGCCTGTCGTCGTCGTGACCTCATTCATCCCTGGATCTATACCCGGGTGCGGGAGTTCGAGGCGGACCCCGACGGGCACCTGGATCTCTGGGCCAGGGCACATGGCAAGAGCTCGATCATCACGTTCGGGGGGACGGTCCAGGAAATCTTGCGTGACCCGGAGGTGACCGTCGGGATCTTCAGTCACACGCGCCCCATCGCCAAGTCCTTCCTGTCACAGATCAAGAGCGAGTTTGAGGACAACGAATTTCTCAAGGCTCTGTTTCCCGAGATCCTGTATGCGAATCCTAAGCGCGAGGCGCCGAAGTGGTCCCTGGACGGCGGGATCACAGTTAAGCGCAAGGGCAACCCCAAAGAGCAGACCGTAGAAGCGCACGGCCTGGTCGATGGGCAGCCTACGGGCATGCACTACACGCTGATGGTGTACGATGACGTGGTAACTCTCGAGTCGGTGACATCGACCGAGATGATCATGAAGACCACGGACGCGTGGGCTACCAGTCTCAACCTGGCCAGCCGGCCGGTGCGCATTCGCTACATTGGCACCAGGTATCATGCGGCCGACACCTACCGGACGATGATGGACCGAGGAGCCGCGAGCCCACGCATCTATGCAGCGACCGACGACGCAACCATGGAGGGCAAGGCGGTATTCCTCTCCGACAAGGAGCTCCGGTCAAAGCGTGCCGAGATGGGGCCTTATGTCTACGCCTGCCAGATGCTCTTGAATCCGTTCCTGGACACTGCCCAGGGGTTCGACCGGGATTGGCTGGAGTTCTACGATGGCAACGTCAAGACCGGGGCGATGAACATCTACATCACGGTCGATCCGGCCTCTGAAAAGAAGAAGCTCAGCGACTACACCACCATCTCGGCCATTGGGCTGGCACCGGATCAGAACTACTATCTGCTCGACCTGGTGCGGGACCGGCTCAACCTGACCGAGAGGGGCAGGGCCCTCTTCACTATGGTCCAGAAGTTCCCCAACGTGATCCGAGTGGGGTACGAGAAGTATGGGCTCCAGGCAGATATTGAATTTGTCCGCTACCTCCAGGATCAGTACAACTACCGGTTTCCCATCATCCCCTTGGGTGGGCAAATGCCCAAGCCGGACCGCATCAAGCGACTGGTGCCACTGTTCGAGCAACATCGATTCTGGCTGCCTCGAAGGCTGTTGTACGTGGATTGGGAGAAGCAGGCCCACGATCTGATTGCGGACTTCCTCCGCGATGAGTATGAGGCCTTCCCGGTCGCGACCCACGATGACATCCTGGATGGGATCTCTCGCATCTGCGATCCGGATCTCAAGACTACCTTCCCGGCTCTCGTGCCTGACCATGGCCTGCGCCCGGGGGCACTCTCCCAGGATCATGCCATGACGAACAGCGCCTACCAAGTGCTGTAGCCTGCCCTCCCAGGTGCAAATTCTTGCACCTCGATTTCCTCCCTCTCTGCCCATTCTCCCCTGCTTTGGTCACCGCTACGGCATTCAATGATGACCGTGCGCGATTTACTGATCAGCCAGGGATACCGCAGAATGTGCAGCAAACCACCCAGCGCTCCCAAGCCATTGCCTCCGCCAGAGCCTCTGAAGGATCTGGATGAGAGTCAGAACTCTGCGCGTGACCGGGCGCGGAAGGCCGCAGCCGCAGCCGGCGGGCTCGCTTCCACCAACATGACCGGTGGGCTTGGCCTGGCTGGCGTTCCCTTGATCAACCAACTCGGACGGGGGAAGGCTACGTGACCGAGCCGAGTGAAGTCATTCGCAAGATTCAGCAGCGCTTGGGACAGCTGCGCTCTGATCGCCAGACGTACCACACGACGTGGACGGACTTGCGCGACCATCTGCTGCCGAAGCATGGGCGCGGGCTTTCGGGCGGAACGGATCTCTCCGAGCGCCACGACGGTAGTCGCGGCGACTTCGCCATTTACGATGGCACCCCGCTGCGTGCAGTCAAGATTGCTGCAGCCGGCCTGCAGTCTGGCCTGACCTCACCCTCGCGAGCATGGTTCACTCTGGGTGCCGCCGATGTGGCCCTCTCCGAGCGTCGCGATGTGCGCGTCTGGCTCTGGGATGTAGAAGAGCGCATGCGGGCAGTGTTCAATCGATCGAACCTGTACAACACGCTCCATCACCTGTACCTGGAACTTTTGACGTTCGCCACCGGGTCGATGGGGATCTTTGAATCCCTCCGCAGTCTGCTTTGGTGTCGCCCCTACACCATTGGGGAATACTGGATCGGGTCCGATGCCGAGGGGCATGTCGATACCTTCTGTTCCAGCTACGTGATGACCGCTGAGCAGATGGTCGCGACCTTTGGCGATGAGGCGTGTAGCGAGGCCGTGCGCCAGGCCGCCAAGGACGTTCCAGACAAGGGATTCACGGTCTACCAGATCATCGAGAGCAATGATTCCAGGTTCGATGTGGGGCTGAAGTTCCCCATCCGGTCAATCCATTTCGAGGATGGCACGGTTGATAAGCTTCTGGGTGTACGCGGGTTCAACGAGTTTCCCGTGCTGGCGGTGCGCTGGGATGTGATTGGCCAGGACACTTGGGGAGTGGGTCCGGGCCATGACATCCTCGGGGACTGCAAGCAGTTGCAGAAGCTCTCCAAGGGGACCGCTATTGCCGTGGACAAGGTCCTTGAGCCGCCCATGGTGGCGCCCGGGACCATGAAGCGAACGGCCATCAACACAGTTCCTGGGGGGATCACGTATACCGATGACCCGGACAACGTTTTGCGTCCGCTCTACCAGGTCGAGTTTCGCCAGCAAGAAGCGTTGATGCGGCTGAACGATCTGCGCACTAGTATCGCGAAGGGGCTCTTCAATGACCTGTTCCTGATGCTGCTACAGATCGACGTGGGCAAGATGACTGCGACTGAGGTAGCCGAGCGCAAACAAGAGAAGCTGCTCATGCTGGGGCCAGTCTGCGAGCGCATGCACTACGAGCTCCTTGACCCGCTGATTGACCGGACGTTCGCCATGATGGCACGCGCCGGCCTGATTCCGCCGGCACCTCCCGAGCTCCAGGGCGCAGCGCTCCGGGTCGAGTACATTTCTCCCTTGGCCATCGCTCAGCGCCAGTTGGGATTGAACGGTCTGAACCAGCTTCTGGTATCGGTTGCCTCTCTCTCCCAGGTCTCGCCTGAGAGCTTGGACAAGATTGATTTCGATGAGGCGGTGGATCTCCTGGCTGAAGGGGTGGGGGCGCCTCCCCGGGTACTGCGCGATGAGACTGCAATCACGGCAACCCGCGAGCAGCGAGCCAAGGCTCAGCAGGCCCAGCAGATGGCCCAATCTCTCCAGACCGGTGCCGCTGTCGCCAAGGATGCATCGGGTGCGACCCTCGGCAATGATTCGGTGTTGTCTCGCGCCCTGGGGAGCATGCCGCAATGAGCGCTCCCAAGGCCAAGACCATTTCTGACCCGACGACGGCCGCCCGCGAGCAGGCTGTCCTGGAGGCAGCCGCTGAGCAGGAGCGCAATGATCTGCGCACGGTGATGGCGACTCCCGAGGGGCAGCGGGTGGTGTGGAAGTGGCTCGCCAAGGGCCGCGTCTTTGCTCCCTGTTTTGATGGATCAAGCCGGACCTTCTACCGGGAAGGCCGGAGAGAGTTTGGCCTGGAGATCATGAGTGAGGTTCTGGACGTGTGCCCAGAACTCTACGTCCAGGCCGCGCTGCAGATGAAGGCACACAAGACAGAGGACGACGGCAATGGCAGACGCCGCACAACCTAACACTGACGCGGACACGACTGTTCTGAGCCAGGGCGCTGAGTCGAACCAGCAGGCCGTTGATACGGATGCTGGGACACTGCTTGCAGGCGGTCAAGACGACACGACTGCAGCCGGTACCGAAGACACCACGGACACGGGCACAGAGGGGGCAGACGATGCCGCTGAAAAGCCCGTGGAGTACGAGCCCTTCACCACTCCCGAGGGAATGGCCCTCAATCAGGGAATGGTTGATGCCTTCGTACCCGTGGCCCAAGAGCTTGGGCTCAACCAGGAACAGGCCCAGAAACTGGTGTCGCTGTATGCGGATCAGTTGAGCCAGTCTGAAGCGATCGCCGCCAAGAGTGCAGCGGATCAGCGCGCGGCCTGGCGGGCTGAGATCAAGGGCCAGGCGAATTGGCAGGAAACTGCCACCTATGCCAGGCGTGCGATCGAACTGATGGGGGACGCTGACGTCTCGAAGTTCTTCCTCGGTTCCTGGCTCGGGGATCATCCCCAGGTGATCAAGGCTCTGGCGTTCTTCGGCCGGAAGATGGCAGAGGACCAGCCCGGTGGAGTGCCTAAGACTGGCGCTCCACCCGCCGGCCCCGATATCTCCACTCTGTTCTACCCGAACATGCAACCCAAATAGTGAGGCCGCAGGGCCGATAGAAAGGAATCGCTACCATGGCTACACTCGGAACCACCACAGTCACGTTGCTGGACCTAAAGCGGAGACTCGACAAGGACGACAAGGTTGCGGGTCTCATTGAGCTGCTGGAGAGCACCAACGAGATCCTGGAAGACATGCTCTGGCTGGAGTGCAACCAGGGAACCGGGCACAAGACCACAGTCCGCACGGG